TAGCTTCGAAGATAGATTCCTCAATCATATCCCTACGTTCACCATACGTAAATGGATTTTTCGGAGTCTGCGGTTGGAAGGAACTACCAACAAAGATAATTACCTTGTCGGCAATATCGAGTGCTTGTAGGAAGTTTGCGAGGTGGCCCTTGTGGACCGGTTGAAATCGTCCAATCAGGACGACACGTTTGTATCGTTTTGTCATATTTGGCTCCCAAATAAGTTGAATTGTAGAGTCTGTCTCTACGTTGTATTTAGCCTTTACTGTAACATAAAGGCGTGTTTTAGGTCAAGCTATCAGTCGTAATAGACTTCTTCTTTCGATGGTGTGGGAATACCCTTCAATCTACGAACAATGGCTACTTCTTCAGTAGGCATTTCATCATTAAATTTTTCCCACATTTGTCTAAGAAGATAGAAAATTCCGTATAATGCCCAACCGCCAGCCACAGCAAATATACCAACGATTACTGCCAATACAGCGTGCTTTCCAAACCAAATTGTGGCTATAAGACAGGGAATTGCCCAAAATAATCCATAACACATTAATGTTCGCGCAAATTCATCATTCTTATCCCACCACCATTTGACGAATTTAAAAAATCTCATCTTGCACCCCTGAGTCTATTTACAATACGCAGAGCTTCCATTTCCTTATGTTCTTTATAATTTGCCCACTGTGCTGATACAACCTTATAGATTCGATAAAGGATGAAACATAATCCAAAAATGCCTAGGCCTGCAAAAAATACTACTATTGCGGCACCAAAGGTTGTGAAATACGTGCTAATAACCATGGACACAATCCAGAATATAAGCAGAAACAGAATACGTTGATGTATATCTAATTTAGCCCACCACCACTTGATAAATCCTAAAATTTCCATTATTCTTCTTTCGGTAAATTCTTGTCCGCTTGCTTGTCGAGGATATCCAGGAATGCTTCTTCCTCTTCTTCTGTCCATTCCAAAAACTCATCAAAATCGTCAGGATCGGGATCAGGTATTGTAGGTGTCGGCATATAAACTCCTATGGTTTGTTGTAAGTCGGAAAGGGCCACGCGCCTGGCACATCCGAACCGTGATCGTCTGGATACTTCGTCCACGGCCTTGGCTTGTTTAGACTATACTTGGCAGGGCGTGGCAGGTCAAGTTTTTCCGTAACAAACTTATTCTTAATGTTCTTAGCAAAATATTTGCCCTTGGATTCAGCCTCCTCGAAACCCCAGTAGGTATCGTGATCAACATCCTTGTATTTGTAATATCCGGAATTCTTAAACTTAAGAATTAGATCGCCGGGTACTTTCGGTTCTTTGCTCCACTGAGAGCCTTTTCCGGCCCATCTATGACCCTCGATGGTCGAACTTTTGCAGCGATACAACCTGCCAATTTCACTCTTAATGAGTTCGGCCGGATATGCCTTGAAGAACCATGTCCCCCAATCATCGGGCTCTACATTACGTTGAATTCCGTGGACCCAATATCCGAATATGGCCTGTTGTCCGTATTGCGGATTCATAGGATAGGGATGGTAATTTCTTTCCCATTCGAGATCGATATTACCTTCCCAAACCACTTTGGTTGGATTCTCGGGATCAAAAATTGTAAGATAATCACCCTGATCAATAACCTGAAGGGCATCATATCCCTCTTTACCATCCTCGTACAGGGACCAAATTACACCTTCGGTCCCTGTCTCGAAAAATGGGTCGCACTTGCCTTTTATTGTTGTCATTTGAACTCCACAAAGTTTTCTAACTTAAATCCTTTCTTGCCGTGTAATACCACAGCACCAGTTAAGAATCCACCCTTACCACAACCAGTATCTAAGAATATTACCTTGCCACCGTTTTTATTGGTAACAACCATGGGCTCAGTGATAGGCACATTATGGATAGGCTGCTTATCGTGCCCTACCATAACTGTCTTGCCCATCGGCACCTCTTCTATCCAGTTGTACAATCTAACAGGATATCCATCTTCATATCTTTCGCCGTTTGTTTCGCCGACTAAAAATCTTGACCTAGCAGTCTTCCCAACCACTTTGACACCTTCCCAGATACAGGGGTGGCTTGCGGCATGAACTAATGTTAAGTCATCAAATGTATGAAACAATCCGGATAACATCTTATCCTCGACGATTGCAGAGTACATACGGCTGAATTCTTCCTTCCGTGCAGCACCAACATCATCTAATGTTTGCTTTGCATCTCTAGAAAAGCTTACCTTGTTACCCATAGAACCGCGGTGATGCTTTTCGTCGTGATTTCCCACAACAAATCCACCTAACCCATCGTACATGCATTCGTACATGGCCTTAACTACTTCAAATGGCTTGCGGGCACGATCAACTAAGTCACCCATGGACATAAAGAAGAAATTTTCACTTCTTGCATAATCGTAGGCACGCTTGAAGGAATCGTAGTCTCCATGCACGTCGCCGAAGACCAACATTCCATCAAAGTCCTTAACATGATTTGCTAAACTAAAGTTCGTCATCATTATTCCAGGGGCATGGCTCCCAGCCCATTCTATAAAAGCAGTCTTCCACTAAATCAGATACATTGCCTTCATTGCCTGAACAATAAAAATCCATGTAATCTTCTTTTGTATTATAAGCGGCATTGCGGATATCCGCAATGATTCCACCAGAGTGTCTCCATGAACAACTCCAAATATCGCTATCAATGCCCTTCAATCTTTCTATTATACGCTCATCATCCGGAAGCATATCAATCTTCTTCCAACGCATATTACATAATGCACTGTAGAATTCAACAGCAATATCTCTATCTTCAAGGAAGGAAATAACAATGGCATCCTTAGCCATTTCTACTTCAAGATTGGCGGGAATTAAGTCCATAAACTTCTTCTAACCTTCATAAGGCGTATAAGCATTTCTTCATCTTCGGTATTCCAGTCTTCTTCCTGTTTTGTTGCTGCATCCATTGATGCAACGTGTGCCTTAAAGTCCGGAGCTTCTCTGTCAAAGTCATCATCCAGTGAAGCCATCATATCAAGCCCCTGATGGTCATAGGAAACATGTTCAACCTCTTTGCGTGCCGGACGATCTTCAACCCACCACTTATATAGCACCAAGATTTCTCTAGCAGCTACAGCCTGATGATCGCATCGTTCGTGAGGTGGGAGGGCAGGGTCATCCAGTGTTGCAGCCCATTCATAATGCTTGATACCAAGGTCTGGTCGTCGGAATGGATATACTCGACGGTAGAAGGGCATGTGCTTTTCACACCAGGATGCTTCTTTTCTATCATCGGACCAACAATATGTGCTCCACGCCTGTTCAACTTCAACAAATTCTTTCAGAATATTGAAATTAACGTGTAGCATTACCGTGCAGGCATCGTAATATGATGGTTCCAATCCGGTTTTAACGATATGATATCTGTCGTATGTACGATAACGAACCCAGTCATGGATCTTCTCATACTTCCATTTGACAGGCATGAGAACTGCATACTTAAAAGTATGCGCAAACCAGTACCGAATTGGTGCTTGTTCCTCATACTCCTTATTGAAGAGCCTCCATCCCTTTGAAGTCATAGATCCAGGTGGATCGTAACGCATCCAGGACCTGAATCTCCTAATTACTCTTTTAAGTTGTTTCATATCGGCGAAGTATATTACACCAATACATTATTGTCAACTGGATTAATGCTGATTAGCCTTAGAGATGAATCCGTTCATCTTTTCAGCTTCGACAATTATATCTTCTGTAGTTGGAAATGTATTTTGATTATTCCCATTTTGCACACCCGCTGCCTTGTGTTTTTCATTAAGAATTACTTGGGCAAGTTGCAGAAGTTCGAGACGAATTTCGTATGGTGTTTTGCTGGTTGGTTTCATTGTGGCCTCTGTGTTATCTTGCAAGTACAATAGAAGAAGTTGCCTGCTCGTATTGTGATTGTAATTGCTTCGCTGGTTCAGCAGTAATCATAGGCTTGGGCAATACCACAGACCTATCTGGGTCGGCCATCATAAGGAACGGTGCAAATCTCAGTCCCTGTTCTGTGCCGACCATACACAAAGGCTTTTCAACCTTGAAGTAATCAGATGTTTCTTCGGTTACGCGAGCAATAAATTCTTCGCCAGTGCCTGTCTTAAATACACCAATGTATGGTGTCTCTTTTGGTTTTGTTAATAGCATTAAAATTCATCCCATCCGTCAACCGCTTCACTGCGGCTGTATTCAGTTACTTTTGTCTCAAAGAAATTCTCACGTTTTTCTGCATTCAGATATTCGTAAGGATTCTTAGTAAACCCCTTATATACAACTCCCAACCCTAATAGTTTAGTTCTCTGGTTAACAAGGTATTTTACATATCCTTCCGTGCTCTCCTGAGAGATACCCAAAATTCTATCTCCGTAAATTTCCTTTCCCCATTCAATTTCTTGCTCGGCAGCTTGTGTAATATTGTCAAGCAAAATCTTTCTATCATCGGGATTATTGAGATCGAATATTTCGCGAATGATATTAGCAAACATGTTTATATGAGTTACTTCATCGTTCTCAATGTATTTGATCATTTTAGCGACGTTTGCGACCTTATTGCGAGCCGCCAATTGATAGAAGAACTGAAATCCGTTATAAAAATAAATTCCCTCTAAGGCAAAGTTAGCGGCAAGTGCAATTTTGAAGTTAACTAGTGACTTGTCGTCGATGAACTTCTGATATTGTCCGGCGATGAACTTATTGCGTTGCAATAGCAAAGAATTATTTCTCCAATAGTCATAAATCTCTTCGCGTTCAATATTGGGGAACAATTCCTGAAGCATATATTGATATGCTTGAGAATGGATTAATTCCTGGAATGCTTGGATTGTAAACAGTCCGCCTACCTCGGGGGCAGTAATGTAATCGGCAATGTTTGGCAGATTAGACACCTGCATACTATCAAGTGCAATAAGAAAAGAGAGTGTGTTCTTAAATGCACTCATTTCATCTTTTGTGAGTTCTCTAATTGTCACCTTATCGTCAACAAGTGAAATCTTTTCGGGAATCCAAAAATTGTTAACCATAATCTTATACAATTTAGGTGCCCATTGGTACTTAACGCTGTTTAGGTTAAGAATTCCCGTAGCCTTGCCATTGATCATTTGACGTGCGGTCTGGGAATCATCTCCCAGCTCGTCAAATATTT